TACCAGGAGTCTTCCATTGCGTATCACAAGGCCACTTGTTATCCGAAAGGAAACATGGGCTATGTGGTGCGGCATTTCGTGCAAGCTCGGAAACCATCCGTGCTCCGCAGATATGCTGCAGTGCTTCGCTTCTATACTTGCCTAAAGCTAGATCGGGTTTCCCCGAAACAGCGACGGAAGTTTGAGGCGAGCATCGCTAATCCGCGACAACATTGGGATGAGCGAGTCTACACTTGTTCCACACAACGTGCGACAAAGCTCCTCGCTCGGCGGATGAAGGGAGTCGGCTTAACGACCTCCAAGTTGCGTAAGCACCTTGAATCGTATGAGTACGACCCTTCCAGGCTCTCCGGCTCGTCATATTATTTCTCTGACGATAGGTGTCCACGGGAACTGAGGAATCAGCCCTATGGATCCTTCGTGTGGAGTTTTATGACTAGCCTCCGATGCCCTGATGCCGTTGGCAGACGTATGTATCAATACGTCGATACAAACCTTCTGCTTCGGGACTTCGGCGCGTTTATTGGGGACCAACACTTCGGCCGCATCTGTGCTCTTCAAGAGCAAGGATGCAAGGCACGTGTTGTATACCAACCAAACGCCCGCGTCCAGATGGCCATGTACCCCCTCCACAAGGTCCTTGCCAAAGCAACCCGGATCATGTATCCGGAAAGCTGTGTCGAAGACCAAGTAGCTGGGGTGTATTTAGCCATGGAACATCTGGAAGCTGGGGGGACAATCCATTCTGTGGATTTATCCTCAGCGACAGATCGGTTCCCGCGTGCATTCTCGAATATGATACTTCGAGAGCTGAAGCTTGATGAGTACGCACAGGCAATTGATGAGATCTGCTACGAGAGTAATCCCGTAGTAGGTTCCGATCATAGCCTTAGGTACTCTGTTGGCCAACCAATGGGGTTGTATGGGTCCTTCCCCTTATTTAACCTGTCCAACCTTCTGGTTTGCGAGGTCGCCGAACAAGGCGTTTCCGAGCAACAGGGTAAACTGACCACCTTTCGCGGTGGTTCCACCTTCTCCGTTCTTGGAGATGATGTGATCTTTTCAGATCCAGTGGTAGCCCTAGTGTACCAGAAGATAATGTACGGGTTGGGGTGCGATATCTCTCTTTCCAAAACCTTTAATGGTAAGGTCGGAGAATTCGCAGGATTCCTCATCATGCCCGCCAAAGACGGACACTATACGGCTTTTCGCCCTTACAAGGTTCCCCCTGGGGACCGAATAACTAATCCATTGGAGTTTCTCCATGGACTCGGTATTCGAGCCTCTCGGGTATCCAAGTATTGGGAGAAAATGTACGACGCGTACTCCAAAACCCTGGGGATGCGGGATTTATCCCTAACTCCCCTAGTGGGTGAGGAGCATCCAACTGTTGACTCCAAAGTCAGCAGCCAATGGATGAACGCGCTCGCAAACCGTGTTTTGGCCTACGATGGCGTTAGTATGGTGGATCAGGAAGATCTTCCTGATATCAACCATGTGTTCCTTGAACACATTCGGAAAAGTCCACAAACCTTTGTGGCCGATACGTATTTCTCCTTGGACCAAAGGAACAAGGATAGGAAACGTAATCGCTTCCACACTCTTAAGGACGACCCGTTAATACGGGAGTACCGAAAGGAGTTTGGCTTGCGTGACACGTCCTCCTTAAAACGTGACGCTAAGCAAAGGACCCGGTGATGGAAGTTCAGCTGAGGTTGCCCAGCGGAACCCCACGCGGCCAATACTCACAACCGTGAAGGTCGATTGGAT